TAAATGATGTAAGTTGCTTTGTCTTTTGTTCAAGCTAATAATTTATGTTATGACAAAACAGTTTTCAAATCAGATTATTCTGTTTAATAACATAAAAATAAATATAAAATTAAATATAAAACCGTCGTGATATTCAAAAGGGTATAGGGGGGTCTCGCTAAAACAGCACCCCCTCCCTCATCGCGCCGGTCTTTATTTTTTCTCCGGCGGAATTTTTTGAAAAGCAAATGATATTTCGGTTATACCTTTTAAAAGGGTTTATAGGATTTTTAGGAAAGTGGGACTCCTTTCTAATTTCGTAATATAACCGCCGTAGTAAATTTTGATTTTTGCCTTCTGTATTTTTGTTCTGGTTTGATGAAAAAGTGTAGACAAAGTCCTATAAATCCTTTTAAAAGTTATAACAAACCCATGTGAAGGAGGTTGTAACTGTGGCTAAAAAGAAAGAAAGTGGAACAGATCTTACAAGAAAAATTCGCCCGGCATTAACTCCGGAAGCAGAAGAAAACCAGTGCATCCATTTAGCTATGCAAAGGGCAAAAGAACAGTTAATGGATGGAACAGCATCTTCACAGGTTATTGTTCATTTTCTTAAATTAGGTTCCTCTAAAGAGAAAATTGAAAAAGAAATTTTGGAGAGACAGAAAGAATTAATTACAGCTAAGACTGATCAAATACATTCCACGAAACAGACTGGGGACCTGTACGCTGATGCGGCCAGGGCTCTTAGCACGTATCAAGGACGATCTGATGATGAAGAATTCTACGATTAAGACATATAGCGAGCTAATCAAGTTACCGACATTCGAGGAACGTTATCGATACTTAAAATTATGTGGAGTAGTTGGAGATGAGACTTTTGGTTCGAATAGTTATATCCGCAACAAATTTCTCAAATCTGATTTATGGAAATCTATTAGGAATGACGTAATTATCAGAGATTCAGGATGTGATTTAGGAATTCTTGATCGAGAGATTCAAGGTACTTTAATTGTTCATCATATGAATCCAATAACACTCGATGATATTTATCATAGTAGTGAATTTCTATTAAATCCAAAGTATTTGATTTGCACATCTTTAAATACCCACAATGCAATTCATTACGGTGACGAGAGTTTGCTATTAATAGTACCTCCGGAAAGGACTCCGTATGATACTTGCCCGTGGAGAAGGAGGTAATAATGGAAACAAGTATCCTTAAAACAATAAGGAGTATGCTTGATATGGACCCGGATGAAGAAGTCTATAACAATGACATCCTCATCCATATCAATTCAGCAATAATGACTTTGATTCAGCTTGGTGTTGGTCCGAAAGATGGTTTTGTTGTTTCAAGCGCTGCAGATACCTGGAATGAGTTCCTCGGTAATTCCAAGTTACTCGAAGGAGCAAAACAGTACATTTACATAAAAACCAGATTGGGCTTTGATCCGCCTACGAGTTCTTTTGTAGTTGAAGCCATGAAAGCGTCAGCCACAGAACTTGAATCTCGTTTGAATATGCAGGTCGATCCTTGGGAGGAGGCTGATCAAAATGAGTGATACTGAATTTATGATTCCTAGAGATGATGAGCTTTACCACCATGGTGTTAAAGGCCAGAAATGGGGTGTTCACCGTCATCAGAATCGCGATGGTAGTCTTATTAAGTCTGGTAAAAAACATTCTACAAAGATTTCAAATTTTCTTTCAAAGCATAAAGAAAAAACAGTAGCAAAAAAAGCTTTAAAGGCACCGACGTCGAAAGAAATCAGTAAATTAACCGACGATGAATTGAAAAAGCGAATTGATCGTATGGATTTGGAGATTAAATACAAGAGCAAATACAGTGAACTTCACCCAGCGAAAATTAGCGCAGGTAGAAAATTTCTGAAATCCATGACTGGTGTAACAACGTCGTCACTGGAGAAGGCTGGTAAGAATATTGGTGGTCAGCTTGCTACGTATTTGGCTGGTGAGCTTACCAATAAAATTGCAGGTAAAGAAGTTGTGAATCCTAAGAAAGGACAAAAAGATAAATAAGAGGTAACTAATATATGGCACTTTCTAACAAGGCCGTCCCGAAGTATTACGGCCGGTTTAGAGAGGCCGTTATTCGAGGCGATATCCCTATCTGCAAAGAGATAGAGATGGAAATGCATCGAATTGATGATCTTATAGCAAATCCAGCTATGTACTATGATCCAGAGCCAGTTGAGGGTTGGGTAAAATTTTGTGAAAACGAATTGACACTTACAGATGGTTCTGATTTACATCTTCTCGATAGCTTCAAATTATGGGGAGAGCAGGTATTTTGCTGGTACTACTTCAAAGAGAGAACTGTATATCGACCACATCCAACTGGGCACGGAGGTAGGTATGTAAAGAAGCGAATCAAGAAGCGTCTTATCACTAAGCAGTATCTTATCGTTGGACGAGGTGCTGCTAAATCTTTATATGATACCTGTATTCAGGCATATTATCTTACGGTTGATCCATCAACGACTCATCAAATCACAACAGCCTTTACGATGAAGCAGGCAGAAGAGGTTATGACTCCTTTTAAAACTGCTATCATCCGATCTAAAGGCCCGTTATTCCAATATATGACAGAAGGTTCTCTGCAGAACACAACCGGCTCTAAAGCAAACCGTCAAAAGCTTGCGTCTACAAAAGTAGGTATTCAAAATTTTATCACTGGTTCATATCTTGAGATTCGTCCAATGACGATTGATAAACTCCAGGGATTAAGGTGTAAGATAGCTACAGTCGATGAATGGTTGTCGGCTGATGTCCGAGAGAATCCAATCGAAGCAATTGAACAGGGTGCCTCTAAGAACGATGACTATTTGATTATTGCAACAAGCTCAGAAGGAACTGTCCGCAATGGCTCAGGTGATACTGTCAAAATGGATTTAATGAAAATCCTAAAAGGCGATTACATTGACCCTCATACATCTATCTGGTGGTATAAACTAGATAGCATTGACGAAGTCGGTAAACCTGAGATGTGGATTAAAGCCAATCCAAACATTGATAAGACAGTTACATATGAGGTTTACCAGCAGGCAGTTGAAAAAGCTGAGAACTCGCCATCCAACCGGAATGACATCCTTGCGAAGAGATTTGGAATCCCAATGGAAGGTCAGACATATTTCTTCACATACGAAGAAACTTTACTCCATAAGAAGCGAAGCTACTGGCAAATGCCTTGCTCATTGGGAGCGGATTTATCTCAGGGTGATGACTTCTGTGCTTTCACATTTTTATTTCCTCTTGGTGGCGGTAAGTTTGGGGTTAAGACTCGAAACTATATTTCGGAGGTTACTCTTAGAAAATTACCAGCAGCTATGAGAGTCAAATATGACATGTTCATACAGGAAGATTCTTTGAAAGTAATGCCGGGAACTGTACTTAATATGATGGAAGTATATGATGATTTAGATGCATTTATTGCCGATCATGAGTATGATGTCGAATGCTTTGGGTATGACCCTTATAATGCAAAAGAGTTCGTTGAACGATGGGGGATAGAGAACGGTTTATTCGGTATAGAGAAAGTAATTCAGGGAGCCCGAACAGAATCAGTACCACTTGGCGAATTAAAGAAGCTGGCAGAAGAGCGAATACTTTATTTCGATGAAGAGCTGATGAAGTTCGCAATGGGAAATTGTATTATCATAGAAGACACAAATGGTAACCGGAAATTGTCAAAGAAACGGTATGATCAGAAGATTGATGCCGTGGCAGCGATGATGGATGCCTATGTTGCATACAAATTAAACATTGATGCATTTGAGTGAGTAAATATAAGCATGAGAAAAAAGCCCTAAGAAACAATGGGTTAGCTAATAATTATAAGAAATGTAATAAAGAATGGATTAATGAAATTATGCTATAGAAGGTATAGCAATCGCAGTTTTGACTAATTCGAGTAATTCTTCCAAATCTACAGACAATAATTCATGATTATGTGTAGTCACAACAAAATGGTTGTCTTTTATCGTTCCATGACTTATAAGCCATGCACAACTATCGACAACTATACTAAGCATGAAACCATCAGTGGTTCTTCGCATATATTGACGCATATTGTCACCCCTTTCTACTATTAATTACGTCCAAGTACATTGTAGTATGTCTATATGGGGGTGTCAATATAAATTTAAGTATGCTATAATGTTTACATCTTATTGAGGGATGTGAATGTTATGAAATGCGAAAAATGTGGAGCTGAATTATTCAGTAGTGCTAAGTTCTGTCATGTGTGTGGACATAAGATACCACAGAAAGAAAAACCGGTCCTGACCAAAAGACTGGAATGTCAGCATTGCGGAGGAATTATGGATGTCGATGAGACTCGCAATGTAAAGGTATGTCCATACTGTGGTTCGAAAGAGCTGGTAGAGGAAAGCGACTCGGTAACAAAACAGCGAATCAAGAGTCATGCATGGAAAGAGGTACAGCATGATAAAGAAGAGACTAAGCGCGTCATAGTCAGAGAGCAAGAAGTTACCGAGAGGGAACGAAAAAAGAATGAAACAAGAACCGATGCTATTATATGGATAATAGTCGGGGTAATGTTTATTGTATTTGTTATATTTGGAAGTCAATATATATAAAAAAAAACGACGTCAGAACCGAGGGGTCTTGCCTAGTGCAAGGTCTCTCGATTTTTTTACCCAAAGGAGGAACAAAATGGGCTTAATTAACGCAGTTAAAAAAGCTTGGAATGTGTTTAATCGAGATCCAACACGGTACCAATATGATACTGGACCAGGATACTCGTTTAGACCAGACCGAGTTCGATTTAGTCGAGGTAACGAACGATCAATTGTTACGTCGGTATACAACCGAATTGCACTTGATGTTGCAGCACTTAATATTCGGCACGTATTACTCGACGACGAAAAACGATACAAAGATGAAGTTAACGATGGACTGAACACCTGTTTAAGTCTGGAAGCAAATATTGATCAGACTGGACGTTCATTTATTCAAGATGCAGTCATGTCAATGATGGATGAGGGATGCGTAGCTCTTGTTCCCATCGAAACAGATGATGATGTAGACCTTACTGATTCTTATGGAATTTTATCTATGAGAACTGGAAAGATTTTGGAATGGTACCCAAGGCATGTTCTTGTCAGAGTTTACAACGCTCAGAAGGGTTATCAAGAAGACATTAAAGTTCCGAAATCAACGGTTGCAATTATTGAAAATCCATTGTTTGTAATTATGAACGAACCGAACTCTACAATGCAGCGGCTGATTCGAAAGCTGAATCTACTGGATGCTATTGATGAGCAGTCTGGTTCCGGGAAGCTCGATTTGATTGTTCAATTACCATACACTGTTAAATCTGATCTTAAGCGTGCTCAAGCCAAAGAACGTAAGAAAGAGCTTGAGATGCAGTTGGCTGGCTCCAAATATGGTGTCGCTTACATTGATGCTGCCGAAAAAGTTACGCAGCTTAACCGATCAGTAGACAACAACCTGATGTCCCAGATCGAATACCTTACAAATTTACTATACAGTCAGCTCGGTATCACCCAGTCAATTCTGGACGGTACAGCCGACGAGAAGACCATGCTGAACTACTACAATCGTTCAATTGAGCCCATTGTATCAGCAATGGTCGATGAAATGAAACGAAAGTTCTTAACAAAGACCGCTCGGTCACGTAATCACTCTATTCAATTCTTTAGAGATCCGTTCAAGTTAGTTCCCGTAAATGATATTGCTGAGATAGCAGACAAATTCACAAGAAATGAAATCATGACGAAGAACGAAATGCGCCAAGTTATCGGAATGAAACCGTCTGACGATCCTAAGGCTGATGAGTTAAGGAATGCTAACTTAAGTGAACCTGCAGCGGACCGTTCAGAACAAGTACAACCGAAGGAGGAAAATCAAAATGGCAAAGAAGAAGTATGACTTTGCTGGATGGGCAACAAAAGCCAACATGAAATGCACTGATGGTAGAACCATCATGACTGGTGCATTTAAAGATGATGATGGTCGAAGAGTTCCGCTCATTTGGAATCATAGACACGATGTCCCAGATAATGTACTTGGTCATGCCGATCTTGAGTATACAGATGACGGCGTAATGGCATATTGCTCATTCAATGATAGCGATAATGCTCAGAAAGCTAAAGCACTTGTTGAGCATGGCGACATCACATCATTGTCCATTCATGCAAATGGGCTTATTCAGGATACTGCCAAAAATGTATCTCATGGCGTTATTCGTGAAGTAAGTCTTGTTTATGCACCTGCTAATCCGGGAGCGTCTATCAGTCAGATTGGACTTGAGCACGCTGACGCTGATGAAGGAATCATTTATACCGGCGAAGAGTTCAGTCTGTGGCATGGTGATGAATCACCGACAGAATCTAAAAAAGAAGAATCCGAAAAGAAATCAGATGACTCCGAGAAATCTGACGACGAAACGGTTGAAGATATCCTCAAAACTTTAAATGAGAAACAGAAAGAAGTCGTTTGTTATTTACTTGGTGAGGCCCTTATAACTGATGACTCTGACGATCAGGACGACGAATCCGATGAAAAAATAGAACACAATTCCGAAGGAGGAGAAGAAATGAAACATAATGTGTTTGACAAAGAAACTCATAGTAACGAGAACACACTGACTCATTCTGATCAGGAATCCATTATTGCTATGGCTAAGACCAGCAACGTAGGTAGCCTGCAGAATGCGATTCGTATTTATGAAGCCGATCACGATACTGAACTGTCACACGGTATCGATAGTATTGAATCACTGTTCCCAGATTATCAGCTTACAAAACCTGGTGCACCGGAACTCATTACAAGAGATCAGGGTTGGGTTGGAAATGTAATGAATAAAGTTCACAAATCTCCAATCTCCAGAATCCGTACTCGTCAGGCAGATGTTCGTAATAAGAAACTCAGAGCATCGGGTTATGTAAAGGGTAAAAAGAAGAAAGATGCTCCAAATATTTCTCTGCTTACCAGAACAACAGATCCGCAGACTGTATATCGTAAAGATTCTCTTCACAGAGATGATATTATCGATATCACAGATTTCGATGTTGTTGAGTATCAGTATGGCATCATGAAAATGAATCTTAATGAAGAAATCGCCATGGCTATCATGGTTGGTGACGGTCGTGCTGAAGGTGATGAAGAAAAGATTGAAGAGACACATATCAGATCTATCTGGAATGATGATGACCTGTATACCATTCATATCGACATTGATATTGCAGCTGCTAAGAAAGAACTGCAGGGCACAAACACCAGCGCAAACTTTGGCGAAAACTATGTCTTCGCTGAAGCAATCGTAAACGCTTCTCTGTTTTCAAGAGAACAGTATAAAGGTTCCGGTTCTCTGGAATTCTACTGTACACCGCATCTTCTGAATCGGATGCTTCTGGCAAGAGATCTTAATGGTCGTCGTATTTACAACTCTGTAACAGATCTTGCTGCAGCTCTTAATGTATCTGCCATTCATACTGCAGAACAGTTCGAAGGTCTTACACGTACGACTAAGACTGGAAATAAAACAAAGAAACTGCTGGGTCTGTTCGTAAACCTTGATGACTATCATGTGGGTTCTACAAAGGGTGGAGAAATCACAAGATTTAAACAGTTTGATATTGACTTCAACCAGGATAAATACCTGATTGAGACAAGACTGTCTGGTGCCCTTGTAAGGGCATACTCTGCAATCGCTCTGGAAGAAGATGTCACAGCTGCTTCTGTCGCTGGATCTGACGAAGGTACTCAGGATCATGTTGGCTGATTAGAAGGAGAAATTCAAAATGGCAAAGTTTTATGGAAAAGTAGGTTATCTTAGCACCGAAGAAACATCCCCGGATGTATATAGCGGAGTACTTACAGAACGACTATATAAAGGTGATGTACTTCGGAATCAGAAAAGATATCAAGCTTCGGAGGGGTTAAACGATGATGTGATCGTTAATAACAGCATAAGCATTGTGGCTGACAGCTACGCTTATGAAAATGCTTTTGCCATTAAATATGTACAGTGGATGGGGGTCTTATGGAAAGTAACAAGCATTGAAATCCAGAGACCCCGAATTATTTTAAGTTTGGGAGGTAAGTACAATGTCTAAAAGAATTGAATTAGGTAAAAAGCTTAAAGAAATTCTTGGCTCTGATAATGTATATTTCCAGCCTCCTGATAATCTTAAAATGTCTTATCCCTGTATTAGATATCGTTTGGAGGGCGGTAATACAGAATATGCTGACGACGTTCCATATCGCTTTTCCAGACAATACGAACTTGTATTTATTTGTAAAGATCCAGATTCAGATGTTATCGACAAAATAGCCATGTTACCGAGATGTCGGTTTGACAGGCCTTATACAGCCGATAATCTGAATCATTACATTTATCACATTTATTATTAAACATTAGGAGGAAAATATATGTCTGCAATTGTTTGGGATAAAACAGGTGACCGCAAATATGAACTTGGCGTGGATCATGGCGTACTTTATGTGCAGAAAACAGATGATTCCGGAACATATGAAAATGGAGTTCCGTGGAATGGATTATCAGGAGTGACAGAAAGTCCTTCTGGTGCAGATGAGACAGTACTCTATGCTGATAACATTAAGTATGCTTCTCTTCGTGCTGCTGAAGAATTTGGACTTACAATCGAAGCTTATATGTATCCAGATGAGTTTGCTGTTTGCGATGGATCTGTTGAAGTTGGTCCGGGTGTGTACATCGGACAGCAGAAAAGAGTGCCGTTCGGTCTTGCATATCGTACAAAAATCGGAAGTGATACGGATTCCGATAAAGGCTATAAACTGCATCTTGTATACAATGCAACTGTCTCTCCGAGCGAAACAGCGTATGAGACAGTGAATGATAGTCCAGATGCTATCACAATGTCATGGGAAGCAACAACGACTCCAGTCAACATCGGTGATTATAAACCGTCTGCAAGAATCACAATCGATTCTACTAAAGCTGACAAAGCTAAGCTCGCTGAGCTTGAAAAGAAACTGTATGGGGACGAAGCCAATGAACCTACTCTCCCGAGCCTTAAAGAGGTAATTGATATGTTTCCAAAAACCAGCGCAACTGAATAACATTACGAATGATATTGGAGCTCTTGAAATATAGAGCTCCTTTTTATATGGAAAGGAGTACACATTATGTTTATTACAACCATTGATTATACAGATTTTGATGGCAATGAAAGAAAAGAAACACTTCGATTCAGTTTAAGTGAACCGGAGATTATGGAGATGGAAGCAAGCTATCCGGGTGGTCTGGAGAAAATGCTTAGAAAAATTATCGATGAGAAAGATAAGCAGAAAATTCTTGCTGTGTTCAAAGACCTCATTCTTAAGTCGTATGGCGAGAAATCTCCGGATGGCAGAAGATTTATGAAATCCAAAGAGATTTCTGAAGCGTTTTCACAAACAGGAGCATACGAGAAACTGTATATGAAGATTATGCGTGATACAGATTTTGCAATCAAATTTACGAATGAAATCATGCCGGAAAGCGTGAGAAAAGCTTCTGCTGACGTTGCAGCTGATCAGATTGTAGCTGGCGTATAAATCACAATAGGAGGTCTGAGAATGCTCTCCATAAATATTAATCAAGTTGAATTATTCAACGAAAGGACGAATGAGTTCAGTTATTTAAAACCTATAGTTCTTAAATTGGAGCATTCTCTCATCTCTATTTCAAAATGGGAATCTAAGTGGCATAAGCCATTCTCAACATCAAATAAAACTCCCAGTGAGATGAGAGATTATATCAGGTGCATGACTCTTAACGGAGATGTAGATCCTGCATATTATGAGGCTCTTTCAGACAAGGACATTACAAATATTGAACACTATATAAACGATGAAATGACTGCCACGACATTCAGAAGTGGTAATGATAAAAAAACATCATCCAAAAAGATAGTAACTTCTGAAGAAATTTATTATTGGATGATTGCTTTGAATATACCATTTGAATGCGAAAAATGGCATTTGAATAGATTACTCACTCTTATTAGAGTCTGCAATATTAAAAATTCTCCTAAAAAGAAGATGAGTAAGAAAGATATATATGCTCGTAATAGGGCGATTAATCAGGCAAACAGAAATAAATACAATTCGAAGGGGTGACAGTATGAAACTTTTAGGAATTGATGTATCCAGTTATCAGGGAAAACCTGATTGGAAAAAGGTCTCTAAAACAGTAGAAGTAGCAATTCTTCGTGTTCACCAGAAAACAGGTATTGATGCATCTTTTGAACACAATTACAAAGGAGCTACAAGAAACGGAGTACTTGTAGGGGTATATAAATACAGTTATGCAAAAACGGTTGCCGAAGCTGAAAAAGAAGCGGATGCTGTTTTAGCCGTTCTCAATAATAGACACCTTGATTTTCCGGTATTTTATGATCTGGAATGGGACAAACAGGCGGCTCTTGGAAAAGCAGCAATCGCAAGTATTGCAAAGGCTTTTTTAAATAAAATTGCAAAAGCCGGATATAAGACCGGCATCTACTGCAATACAAATTGGTATAAGAATATTCTCGATACAAAGACTCTTAATTATGATTATTGGATTGCATCATATCCGTACAAGGACAATGGTACAGTTCAGGAAAGACTGAAACCATCGGCAGGAATCGGGTGGCAGTACTCAAGTAAAGGAACTGTCGAAGGAATCTCTGGACCAGTCGACATGAATCTCTTTTATACTGATTATAAGTTAGATAAAAACAACAATTCAGCAGAATCAATTCCCGTGACTACAACCAAAACTCTGTGGGAGAAATGTGCCGAACTTATGGCAGCTCAGACTGGCTACATGGAGAAAGCTACAGCATCCATGCTTGACGACAAAACTGCAAACGCCGGTTCTGCCAACTATACCAAATATGCAAGAGATGTAAACTCTTGGGGGCAGCCGGGTTGTCAGGGACAGCCATGGTGTGCAGAGTATCAGTTCTGGATTGATGTTCTTACATTTGGTCTTAAGAAGGCTCTTGCACATATGGGTGGTGGATTCTATAACTGTGAAGAAATCACAAAACATGCTAAAGCAAATGGTACATGGCATAAAGAACCTAAACTTGGAGCTCTCGTGATCTTCTGTAACGGCAACCATATCGAACGAGTCACCAAAGTTACGATTACCGAAATCTATACAAATGGCGGAAATACATCCAGAACTGACAAGAACGTAGTTATTGCTAACGGTGGAATGGTCTGTGACAAAGTATATTCCAGAAATTGCAAAGATATTGATGGATACGTTTGGATTGATTACGAAACGACCGCTGATGCAGCATCTACGGCGACCGCTAAAAAACTTTCTAAAGTTCGTAAGTTTGTCGGTAGAGTCATTGCTAACGGATGTTTAAATGTTCGATCTTGGGCTGGTACCGATAATCCAAAAATCAAAAAATACCCAGTACTCAATCGTAACGATTTGGTAGATGTGTGCGACACTATCGAAGATAGTGAAAATGAAGACTGGTATTATGTGCGCATCGCAAATAAGTATTATGGTTTTGTATGTGCTGAGTACATTGCCCGTCAGTGATAAGGAAATTTCAAAATGATTACGTTTAAGCATAGCGGAAACTTCAACCATACAGAAAAGTTTCTTAAAAAAGCGTCCAGGGCTGAATATTTAAAAGTCATTGAGCAATATTGTCAGCAGGGCGTTCAAGCTCTTGCTGAAGCGACTCCTGTTGATTCGGGAAAGACCGCCTCCTCTTGGAACTATAACATAGAGCGTTCCAAAGGGGGCATTTCTATTTACTGGACAAATTCAAATATTAACAAAGGTGTGAATATTGCCATCATTCTGCAATACGGTCATGGTACGAGAAACGGCGGCTATGTCCAAGGTAGGGATTATATTAATCCTGCTTTACGACCGATATTCGATGCAATGGCTGATGGAATGTGGAAGGAGGTAACTTCACTGTGAGTAGTATTGACGAACGAGTCGTCGAGATGCAATTCCGAAATGACCAGTTTGAGCAAGGTGTTAAGAAGAGCTTAATTTCCTTGGAAAACCTCAAGAAGGGATTGAATCTTGATAAATCTTCTAAAAGTCTGTCAAATCTTGAAAGTACAGCCAAGAATTTCTCTATGCAAAATCTGGCGTCAGATGTGGCAAGCATTTCAGACAGATTCTCTACTATGGGAATCATCGGAATGACAGCTCTGCAGAACATTACGAATTCTGCCATTGCAACAGGCAAAACACTTATGTCTGCATTGACTATAGATCCTGTGAAATCTGGTTTCCAGGAGTACGAGACACAGATTAACTCTGTCCAGACAATTCTTGCTAATACAGAGAGCAAAGGAACTACCCTTGATCAGGTAAATGCAGCTTTGGATGAGCTGAATCATTACGCCGATATGACAATTTACAATTTTACGGAAATGACCCGTAATATTGGTACATTTACGGCGGCTGGTGTTGATCTGGATACATCAGTTCAGGCAATTAAAGGTATTGCCAATTTAGCAGCTGTGTCCGGTTCAAACTCTCAGCAGGCAAGTACTGCTATGTATCAGCTTTCACAGGCATTAGCAGCTGGTACTGTTAAACTTCAGGACTGGAACTCTGTAGTAAATGCAGGTATGGGTGGTCAGGTCTTCCAGGATGCACTGAAAGAGACTGCTCGTGTTCATGGTGTTGCCATCGACCAGATGATTAAGGATGAAGGATCATTCCGAGAAACTCTAAGTAAAGGATGGCTTACATCCAGCATTCTTACCGAGACTTTATCCAAATTTACCGGTGACCTCAATGAATCTCAGCTGAAGACGATGGGGTACACCGATGAACAGATTGCTTCGATAATCAAAATGGGTCAGACAGCTAATGATGCTGCAACCAAAGTAAAAACGTTCACACAGTTATTCGATACTCTGGCTGAAGCAATGCAGTCTGGATGGACTCAGAGTTGGGAGTACATTGTCGGTGACTTTGATCAGGCGAAAGAATCACTTACAGTTGTATCTGATACTTTAAGCGATATTATCAATAATTCTGCAAATAAGCGTAATGACTTGCTTTACGATGCACTTACTTCGAATTACGATAAATTTATTAAATCTGTTAATGACGCCGGTATTGAAACGACAGCTTTTCAGGATAGAGTAAAAGCTGCTATCAATGAAAACGGTGGCGATGCGGATGCTCTTGTTCAGAAATACGGTTCTTTGGAGAAGGCAATTCGTGCTGGGGCAGTATCATCCGATTTACTTAAGAAAAGTCTCGGCGGAGTTGCTAACCTAAATATTGATAGATTGTTACATCTTAAAGATACCGGTGACGATGTAAAGAACGTTCAGGAAGCTCTTAAGCAGCTTGGATACAATTTGAGTAAATACGGTTCTGATGGTCTTATTGGTTCAGAGACGACTGCAGCTATTAAAGCATTTCAGGAAGCTAAAGGTTTATCAATAGATGGTATTGTTGGTCCAAACACAGTAAAAGCGCTGCAAGATGCTGTTGGTTCTACTGACAAACTCAAGAGTAATGTCGATGATTTGATGAGCGATATTACTAAAAAAGGCGGTAGGGATTTAGCAATCGAATCCATTGGGTATGCATGGAAAAGTCTTATTCGTATAGCTCATGACGTTAAAGCAGCTTATAAAGACATTTTCCCAAAAGAATTTACGTCCGATGATTTGTATGGGATCATACAAAAGATACATGATTTATCATTCAATCTCATGTATAGTTCTAAGACCAGCGATCAGTTACAGCGATCTTTCAAAGGGCTGTTTGCAGCATTGGATATTGTAGGAACTATCACCGGAGGAGTAGTACGTTTTGGCTTTAGGACATTGTGTGATTTGCTTAAGATGTCTGATATCGACATTCTGGAATTCACAGCAAATCTTGGTGATAATATCGTAAAACTGAGAGATGCTATACACAATAATACCCTCTACACTACTGGTCTTAAAATGGTTTCATCTGGATTGAAGACCGGTGCTAAGACTATTAAAGAATGGACTACAAAACTTTATGAATCTGAACAGGTTCAAAATGGAATCAAAAAAGTTCAGGAAGAATGGGGTAAGGGTCTTGATAAACTTGGCGTTTACTTTGACGGTGGAGCCGATCGTCTTTTAGCTTTCGTTAACAGATGTAAAAAACTTGATAAGATTGATCTGAACAATATCGAAGATGTTCTCAAAGATTTTAAAAAGAATGTCTTCGATTATTTTGTTAATACGGATAAGATCTTTGATACAGCAGGTAAAGGGATTGAAAAATTCAAAGAGCTTGCTCACAAAGGTTTATCCATAGTGGTCGGTGATTTCGAATCGTTTGGCGACGGTCTGGAAAAGCTCAAAGATAAGTCATGGAATACAGTCATCGACAATTTATCAAAACTTCGTGATGGCATCAGTGATTTTGCCGACAGTATGAAAGATAAGCTATCAGATATTGACTGGGCTCCTATTTTGGTAATAGTTGGAAGCGGGGTTATTATTCTGGCGGCAAAGCAGGTAATGAAGTTAGTATCTGCTGTTAAAAACTTGTTTTCATGGCTTCCGGATTTATCGGATGCCGGTACTGGTTTAAACAAAGTTCTTGAAGGTTTAGGCGCAAGTCTTAAAGCCGATAAGTGGGTGAAACGAAGTCGAGCAATAAAAAACGTAGCAGAATCTATTGCTATACTGGCCGCATCTTTAACGGTGTTATCCTTACTACCAAAAGATGGGTTGACAAGAGCTTGGGGAAGTTTGGCTATTATAGCAGGATTATTGACTGGATTATCAATCGTCGCTGGTTTGGTTAATAAATTTACGGTTTTATCAGGTTCCGGTAAGGAAATGAAATCCATAGCAAAATCCATGCTTATAATGGCCGTAGCTCTTAAAGTTATGGAAAGCATGGATACACAGTCTGCATTAAATAACGCTATATTGCTTGGTGAGTTAATGGCCGCAATGATGGTTGTAGATTCGATAGTTTCGAACTTATCATATGGAACCGATAGCAAATCATGGACCTCTATAGCGGTAGCCATGTTTATAATGGTTCAAGCGTTAAAAAGCCTTTCAAACGCGGAAGGCGATATTGATAAAGCAGTAGATACTATGCGTGGTCTTATGGGCGCTTTGGCCGGTATGAATGCGTTCATGGAATATACAGCCACAAAATTCAAATCTAGTGCTGGAGCTAAGTCGCTTATTGCGATCTCAGCCTCTTTATATTTGACAGTTCTATCGATTAAGAAGCTTGCGAAAATGAATCCTGACGAAATGCGAAAAGGATTGGGTGGATTAACCGCAGTCATGATAGTCCTCTCGGGTGTTATGCTTGCTACACGTTTGGCAGGACAAAATGCGCAGGTTGCTGGTAAAGGAATACTTGCGATTTCGGCAAGCTTTATTCTTATAGCTACAGCTATTAAACAGATTGCGAGAATAGATAACGGTGATATAGCAAAAGGAATTATTACATTAGGGCTTATTACCATATTATATGGAGTTCTGATGGGGATTTCTAAACTTCCCGGCGGTGGTAATAGCGATAAGCTCGGCAAGGGAATACTTGCAATGTCTGCTGGTGTTCTTATATTAGCAGGAGCGATGAAGCTGATTGCTGGTATCGATGAGGGCAATATTGTAAAAGCTGTTGGTGCTATTGCGGCATTAGCGATCATTGCAACTCTCATGACGAAGTTTTCTGGCGAAATGAAAACGATAAATGCTAAACCGCTTATGAGTATGGCAGTCGTTATAGGAGTATTAGCCGGTTCAGTAGCGTTGCTGTCTATGATTGATACTGGAAAATTGATATGGGCTACAAGCGCAATATCATTACTCATGGCTATGTTTACTCTTGTAGAATCACAATCCAAAAACATCATCGGAGCCAGAAAGAGTCTGCTTGTTATGGTAGGGGTCGTTTCCGTAATGGCAGTGGTTCTTGGTGTGCTGGCAAACATACCAAACTCAGATAAAGTGTTGAACGTAGCTCTTGGCCTTTCAGCAGTATTGGGAGCTGTAGCGGCGGCATGTGCGGTTCTAACAGTAACCAACGTAAACCCAGCATCCGCAGCATCCGCAGCTCTTGGATTAGTGGCTTTCGTCGGCGTATTGTCAACTTTAATGACAGCGCTTGGAGGAGTTCTGTCTTTAGTGAATAATTTTACCGGAGGAAAAGTAGACTCTGCACTTGATTATCTCAAGACAGTTCTCTATAAAGTAGGAGACGCAGTTGGTTCTCTAGTCGGAGGATTCGCAGCTGGCGCTACTTCTGGTTTACCAGCTATAGGTTCCAATCTGTCTGGATTTGCTCAAAATGGAGCTGAATTCTTCAACATGCTTTCGAACCTTGACCCGAGTTGTGCAACTGCAGCTGGAACTTTAGCATCTGCTATAGGTTCTTTTGTTGGTTCCGGTATTCTGGATGGATTATTTGAGAAATTCACCGGTAACAGCTCACTTGCAAGTCTTGGTACGAATCTTACTTCACTTGGCGCAGCACTTACATCTTTCTATAATGCAACGCAGGGTATAACTGATACCGGACACATGAAAGACGTTGTGTCTGTAGCTCAGAGTATTTCTGATCTGAATAATGCACTTCCAGCAACCGGTGGTAAGCTTCAGGCTTGGCTTGGATCGAAAGACTTATCACTGTTCGCAACAGGAGCTTCTAATCTTGGCGATGCGATGAAATTCTTTGCCGAATCTACAGCAAATATCACTGATACTGGAAATCTTGAGAGTGTGGTTAAAGTAGCTCAAGGTCTTGCGAAACTCAATGACGCTCTTCCAGAAACAGACGGTATTATTCAGAAAATCACAGGTTGGAAGAATATGTCTGGCTTTGGAGAAGGCATTAAAGCTTTTGGTAAAGCCATGAGCGACTTCTCAAGTTCTGTATCCGGTGATAATGCTATAAACGAAGATGCTGTTGCAGCTGCTAAGAGAGCTGGCGAGCTGATGACACAGCTTGCAAACGATGTTCCTACATCTGGTGGTCTTATCAGTTGGTTTACAGGCAATAACGATATTGGCGGATTCGGTGAATCTCTTAAGAAATTTGGAACAAGTCTTTCTGATTTCTCGGGTTCAGCATCAGGTATCGATGGTGGTCAGATGGATACCGTTATGGATGTTACCAAGAAACTGGTCACACTTGCAAACAGTATGGGAGCAGATAATGGCTTTGCTGCCGCATCTTCAAATCTCACAACGTTTGCTCAGAACCTTATGCAGTTCGGCACACAATTTACTACTGGATTCTATTCAGAGATTGCTTCTGTGGATGCCGGTAAGATTACAGCTGTTTCAACAGCAATGCAGGTCTTTTATGACATGTGTAGTAAGACAGCAGGACAGACCATCGACACATCAAATCTTGTTGTGTTCGCAGATACACTTGGAAGTAAGATGCAAGATCTGAATACTAAACTTTCAGGGCTTACTGGAATCGATACATTCGGCACCACCATAGTTCAGTTCGGTATTAAACTCAATGCATTCGGTCAGTATGTCAATACAGTAGATACCGGTAAAATGGATGCCGTATCCGCATCAATCCAGAAGATGTACGACACCATGTCCAAATGTCAGGGAAGCTTTGATACAAGCGGAATGCAGTCCTATCTGCAGAACATGAGCAACTCCATGGGTGATACGATGTCTGGAGTGAGCAGTTCTATTACTTCCGCGTCATCTGGAGCGACATCAGCCATGAGTGGACTGTTTGATGGATTGTCTAGCACCGTACAGACCAGAAGTACGTCCTTGAACGCATCGTTTAAGACACTTGGTAGTAGCATGATCAAATCCTTTGCATCAGCTATTACCGCAGGTAGAGGTTCAGTTGTCAGTGCTGCTTCGAATGTAGCATCAGCAGGTTTACCAGCAGCAAAAGCACATTACGGCGGATATTATTCAGCAGGTGTATATCTTTGTGCTGGTTTGGCAGGAGGTATTGGTGCTGGAGCATCTAGTGCGATTAATGCCGCTTCGAATGTTGCGGCACAAGCTTTGGCAGCCGCAAAAGCAAGACTTGGCATTCACTCACCTTCACGAGAATTTTATGCGGTAGGTGATTATGCTGTACAAGGTTTGACAAATGCCCTTTCTGACGGTCAGAAATCAGCTCAGTCCGCTGGTTCCAATGTTGCAACTGCATCATTAGCAGGATTACAGAATTCACTTGACATGATTTCGGCTCTTATGAGCAGCGGACTTGACACATCCCCAACCATTACTCCAGTAATTGACGATTCTCAGGTTCGAGCAGGTATCCAGCGTATAAATACTATGATGACAAATCTCACAGTTGGACAGAACATGGCTATGGCTGGTGCATCGTTCGGAATAAATCAAAATGGAGATAATTCTGACATTGTCTCAGCAATTAACGGTCTTCGTAAGGATATCCTTGACAGACCGCAGAACGTATACACAGTGAACGGTGTTACTTACGATGACGGCAGCACAACAGCAAATGCAGTTAAGACATTGGTAAGAGCAGTTAAGATGAATGGGAGGGCATAATGGGATATAGAACAGGAACTGATAAAACCGTATACAGCACATCAAAACCTGTTATATCGTTTACTCCAGGAAGTAATACGCAGGTTGTCGCCCAGTTCAACATGAACTTGAAGAGGCGTTCAAAAGCTGTTAAAGAATATAAGCTTCAATGGCTGTATAAAGTAGGAAATCGAAGAATCGAAGGTTCCACTGACACCGTTCAGGCCGGTGCAAATGGAGCGTCAAATAGTACTGATGCTATATATAACATTATTTATAGTCCGCCATCAGACGCTGTCGAAGTAGCAGTCAAAGTGACAGTTGTAGGAAAAACTTATAAATATTATAAGAACAAAACGGCTAAAAAGAAAAAAAAGACAACCAATGCTACTTATAAAGGTGGGACACAGATATCAAATTGGTTCAGTATCAACGCTAATAAAACTGCAGTTCCATCAGCGCCATCAGCAACAATAAATGCTGTTGATAATCTGCAGTTGGATTTTGAAATAACTGACGATAATCTAAAGAATACCCATATTCAATTTCAGGTATGGGCTAATAATGGTTGGGAATATTTTGCATCAGGCTTGCTTCAGAAAACCAATATTAAGACAGTTAAAGCATCATGTAGAGTTAATCCTGGCAACACTTATAAAGTACGATGTCGAGGCTATAGTTCTGCATACAATGCATACAGTGAGTGGTCTGGTTATTCATCAGACATTGTAACATATCCGCCAGCACCCACCGGAATCAACGCTGTAATTGTTGGTGTAGATGGAACCGATGTACGTGTTTCTTGGAACGCATCACCAACCGCGACAAGCTATGAAATTGCATATACAAATGATCCGTCATTATTTGGACAATCTGATGGTGTATCAACAGTTTCAACGTCTGATAAGTCAACATCTTATACATTCGCAAACAATTCAACTCTGGCTCTTGGTAAAACCTGGTATTTTCAAGTAAGAGCTAAGAACAGTGGAGGAGAGTCACCATATTCCGGTTATACCGGACTCACAATTGGTAAAAAACCATCGGCACCGACTACATGGTCTTCAGCGACTAAAGTTGGTGTCGGTGAAACACCGATCTTGTACTGGGTACATAATGCAACTGACGGCTCAAGTCAGACCTGGGCTCAGATTATGGTTACCGTGAATGGCTCATCAAAGACTCTCACATGGCAGAATACTCGTGTCGGAGACGAAAGAGATGCTACCGTTGAGTATAAATTGGATGCGTCCGATTATGCTGAGGGAAGCAAAATCTACTGGAAAGTTCGAACTAAAGGAGCAATGACCGCTGATCAGTACTGGAGTGACTGGTCTGAAGAAAGAACTATCGACATCTATCCCAAACCGACAATCAGTTTGGACGTCAACGGTACAAACGAGAACATCACATCGTTCCCAATCAAAATGGGATATATAACCGGGCCTACTTCACAGATACCGGTAACGTTCCACATACAAATCTTTGCTCAGGAGAATTACTGGTATGATACATATGACGGTACACGAGTAATGGTATTCAAGGATGATGAAGTATTTTCCAAAATTATTGACGCTAAAGATAAAACCGGATCTTTTAATATTGTGGCTACAGATGTTCATCTTGAGAACGCCATGCATTACAGTTTCAAATGCACAGTGTATATGGAATCTGGTTTATCTGCATCTTATTCAGTTACTCGTTGGGTTAACATGGACGACACAAAACTTAGTCCGCAGGTAATCATGAGTGATATTGATCCTGAAACCATGTCAATCGAGATTTGTCCGTATTGTGAAGATACGACGATAGAAATTCCAGAAAAGCCTGATGAAGATAGCGATGAGCTTGAAAATCCTCAGGTATATGGACTGGCGGAGAACGTTATATTGGATGTCTACCGTATCAATTACGATGGCACATTCACTAAGATCAACAAAACACAAGTAGCGAACACCAGAACAACTTGGTTACATGACCCTCATCCACCTCTGAATCAGGTGCAGTATCGAATCGTAGCAACATCAACGATTACGGGTGCGTCTGTTTATAACGATACAGATGCGGAACCTGTTGGAACTGCATTAGCACCTGAACCGGTGCCGATCATCATTCAGTGGGGAGAGCAGTGGACTGACACAGAGTATCCAGACGAATCATATGCCGGTGCAAGTGACATGGACAACGATCCTACTTATCTCGGCAATATCTTAAAGCTTCCTTATAATATCGACATATCTGATAGCAATGACAAAGATGTTGAATGCATCAAATATGTTGGTAGACAGCATCCAGTTAGCTACTACGGCACACAGCTTGGTGTTGCATCAACGTGGAAGACAGATGTTCCGAAGACTGATATGGATACATTGAGTATGCTTAGAAGATTGAGCATTTATATGGGCGATTGCTATGTTCGAGAACCTTCCGGAAGTGGATACTGGGCGAACGTAGCGGTATCGTTTGAACAAACACATAATACATTAGTCATTCCGGTGACGCTGACACTTACTAGGGTAGAGGGGGATGCTTAATGCCAGATTGGACTAAATCTATGCAGAGGACCTATGAGTATTATCTCGTAGATCCTCTTTCTTGGTGCGACAAATCCAGAATAACCTGTGTCAAATCAAGTACAATTGAAAGAGATGGCAGTGAAGCTACGAATGGTCATGCTACTTTGGAAGTCACTGAATCGCTTAATGAATGCTATGTTCGTATATACATGGTAGTAATTCAAAATGGAGTTACTGAGAAGTTTCCATTAGCGACAGTGCTTGCACAAACTCCTGGAAACGACTTTGATGGCAAGATTGCGATCATGTCTGTAGATGCTTATATGCCGTTAGTGGAGTTGAAGGAAACATTACCACCGTATGGATTTACTGTAATGAAGAATGCGAACATTATGGAGAATGCTTGCAAAAATATTCAGGAACATATGAGAGCACCATTGATCGTAACAGAGAGCAAGAAGACTCTGGTTGAGAATTTTGTATCAAATACTGACGATACATGGTTGAGTTTCAATTCTGATTTGATTGCTAAGGCCGATTTCAGTTTTTCTACTGATGAGATGGGAACTGTTACGTTTTCTCCAAAACGAGATCTTGAAGCAATGCAACCAGTTGTTACTTTTGGAGATGACGAGCATTCAATTCTTCAGCCTAGTATCAGCACGGAATACGATTTGTATGGGGTTCCAAATGTGGTAGAGGTTATTTATTCGGGCGACAATCAATTCTTCAAGTCTCGAATAGAGAATAACGATCCGACAAGCATAACTTCAACTGTAAATAGAGGGAGAGAGATTTTATATAGAGATACCAATCCAAACATTACTGGAACGGTGTCTCAATCTATCTTAGATACTTATGCAAAGAATCTATTGAAGGCTAAATCGACTTTGGAATATAAAGTTACATTTAAACATGCTTATTATCCGGTTCGAGTGGGTGATTGCGTTCGATTGAATTACGAAAGAGCCGGGTTGGAAAACGTGAAAGTAAGAATAACAAGTCAGTCTATACCATGTGATGCTGCATGTCAGGTTGAAGAGACTGGTGTGTTCACAAAACAGTTATGGGGTGATTTATAATGAGTCTTGATAAGAAAGTTATAAAAGACTTCGTTGATGCTGTAAATAAGAAAGAGGAGACGAAAACTCCTACCATTTTAACCGGTACCGTTCATAGAGAGGGCGGTACCGTTTCTGTTAAGATTGACGGAAGTGAAAGCTTGACTCCCGTCTCTACAGTTATAAATGTTGAAGATGGCGAGAGAGTTACTGTGATCATTGAGAATCATAAAGCAATGATTACGGGTAACTTATCTTCACCGGCAGCAAGAACCAAAGAAGTCGAAGGATTAAAAGAAGTTGTAGCGGATAAAGTCGACACCGCACAACTCAAAGCAATTAAAGCAGAAGTTGGTGAGATTAGTGGCGACGTAGCAAACTTTAAAGAGACAACTACAGCGAAATTAAATGCTAACGAAGCCAATATTAAAAAGCTTGATGGCGACGTAGCAAACTTTAAAGATGCTACAACTGAAAAATTTAAAGCCAATGAAGCAAGTATTGAAGAACTTAAAACAGGAAAACTCTCAGCAAAAGATGCTGATTTAAAATATGCCAATATTGATTTCAGTAATATTGGAAAGACTGCAATGGAGTATTTCTACGCTCAGTCTGGTTTGATTAAAGATGTAACTATTGGAGATGCAACAATCACTGGTGAGTTGGTTGGTGTTACTATCTCTGGTGATCTTATCAAAGGAAATACGATTGTTGCGGAGAAGCTTGTAATTAAGGGTTCCGATGGCCTGTATTACAAGTTAAATACTGATGGAATGACTGTTGAGAAAGAGCAGACTGATTATAATAGCTTGAATGGACAGGTTATCAGAGCGAAATCCATCACAGCTACCAAGATCGATGTGAAGGATCTTGTTGCTTTTGGTGCCACAATTGGTGGATTCAAAATAGGTCAGGATTCTATTTATTCTGGAGTTAAGGAAACTGTCGGAAATACGACTCGTGGTATTTATATGGATAACGACGGTCAGTTTGTGTTCGGGGATGCCAGCCAGTATGTGAAATTCTACCGAGTCAGTGAAGGTAAGTATAAACTTGCAATTGCTGTAGAAGATTTGTTTATTGGAAGTAAGAGTGTAGTCGAGTCTATTGAGGATGTTCAGAAGACGGCTGAGAATGCTGCTAGTGTTGCATCCAGTGCTTCGTCGGCAGCTTCGACAGCCAATAGTACTGCAAATGCTGCCAAGTCAACAGCAGAAGGAGCAAGTAAGACTGCCAGTGATGCTAAATCAACCGCCGATTCTGCAAGTCAGGTAGCGTCAAATGCTTCGTCAGTTGCTGGTACCGCTAAAACCACAGCTGACAATGCGAGTAAAGCGGCTTCAGAAGCTAATTCAACGGCATCCACTGCAAAAACTACAGCGGATCAGGCTAAGAGTACTGCCGATACTGCAACTAAAAATCTCACGGCTCTGACTGCACAAGTCAAAGAAGCAGAGACCACTATTAAAAAGAATAAGGAAGAAATCGAGCTAAGAGCAAAGATGACAGAAGTTACTGAAGCTATCGATAATATTGATATTGGCGGGAGGAATTTAGCTAAAAATACCGCTACATTACCGATCGGAAATGGAACGTGGAATACTGGCACATGGCGACGTTCTGGCACCGGAAGTATAAGTAATGTCGATATAAATGATTCCCCCATACCCTCAATCACCAAAGGTATTCTTGTAACTAGAAAAGATAACACTTCGCAAATTGGATTTTGCCAAGATGATTTTGCAGGTTTACGCTCAGGGGAAACTTACACAGTTTCTGCATGGGTTAAATGTACTGAGAACGCAAAAGTTAAATTGGAAACTCATTGGAGTAACAAAGATGCTGTAAGTGGTGTTGGAGATCCTGTAGCAGTAGAAGCAAACAAATGGACTAGGATAACACTTACAAAGTCTCCAACTAAAGATTGTTTACAATCGATAGCCTATATTTATTTATATATTGGTTCATCTAACTGTGAAATGTATGTATGCGGTATTAAACTCGAAAAGGGCAACAAAGCCACAGACTGGTCACCAGCACCGGAAGACTACTACACAAAGACTGAAACAGATGCTTCTATTCAGGTTTTGTCAGACAAGATCTCACAGCAGGTATCCACGACAGATAAACTTGGCACCAGATTATCTAAAGTAGAACAGGATTCTAGCAGCTGGAGTGTTACACTGGAAACTGCAAACGCTGCAAAAAGTGCTGCTGATAATGCGAGCCAGACCGCATCGAGTGCGAAAAGTGCTGCTGATAATGCGAGCCAGACCGCATCGAGTGCGAAAAGTGCTGCAGATAAAGCGAACGAGAATGCGTCAAGTGCCGTATCAACAGCCCAAAACACAGTTAAGAGTACCACGGAACAGTTCTATAAATCTACTTCTCCAACTTCTTTGTCGGGCGGATCATGGAGTAATTCACAGCCTACGTGGGAAAACGGTAAATATATCTGGAAACGTACGTATGTAGTGAAGAACAATGGCACTACAGAATATCAGCCATCAGCGAATGGTGTGTGTATCACTGGTAGTACTGGCGCTAAAGGTGACAAGGGTGATAAAGGAGCTACTGGACCACAAGGACCGCAGGGTGTAAAAGGCGCTACAGGTGCTCAGGGACCGCAAGGTCCTACCGGGGCTACTGGTCCACAGGGAGTTCAGGGAAAAACAGGTGCAACTGGACCTCAAGGAGTTCAGGGAAAAACAGGAGCAACAGGACCAACAGGACCACAGGGTCCAAAAGGCGAAAAAGGTGCTACTGGCGCAACAGGTCCTCAAGGATCAACAGGTAAGGGTCTTAAATCAGCCGTTGATCAGTATTATTTATCTACATCCAATACAACTCAGTCGGGTGGTTCTTGGAGCAACACTCAGCCTAGCTGGGTATCTGGCAAGTATATTTGGACAAGGACATATCAGACGTGGAACGATAATACCACTACCACGACGACTCCTGTGTTAGCGGATGCTCTGAATAAAGCTAATAGCACAGCATCGTCAGCACTTAACACATCATCAGAAGCTATGGGTACAGCGACTCAAGCTAAATCTATAGCTAATAACGCTAATTCTGCAGCCTCTAGTGCTAGATCTGCAGCAGATAAAGCTAATACAGCAGCTTCTCACGCTCAATCTACAGCTGACACAGCCCGTAAAGAAGCGTCAAATGCCGCCAAAACAGCCACCAATTATATGAAGTTCGATAATTCTGGTCTGACTGTTGGTGATCTTACGAAAAATACCCTTGGACGAAATGTCAATATTGATAGTAGTTCGGTAAATATTCGGAACGGGTCTAATGTCTTGGCAAGCTTTGCAGAGAGTTTGATTGAGATTGGTAAGAATATAAATACTGCCACAATTAGTTTCCTTAATGGAATTGTGAAACTTATTGGACAGAAACAAACGATTGAAGGTACAACTTTCTATGACGCTCATTTGTTATCGACTAATATGATGACTCTTGGAACTGGTAGTACCGATCCAAGTAGCGATAAAATTAATTCGCTAATAAGTATGAATGGGATGTCTGGAGAACGTGAAGTACTGGCTAGCGTGACCGACAGATACGGTCATTCAACTTTAACACTTATCGATTCGTCAGCAAGTCTATACAGTGACGGTGATGCAGGATATTCCTCAGTTGATGTTATATGTAATAACAATACGTCACAGGTAGAGTTGCGTACCAATGGTTCAAACGGTAATAGAGCATTAGTTAATTATTCACACGCCCTTCAATACTGGAACAATAATACTCTTCTCGCAAGTTATAATGGTAATACACCATGCCTTTGGGATGGCGGAGCTTGGATGTTTGCAAGCCAGTCTGTAACTCTGAATGCACCGATAAGTGAACAACCTCACGGGATAATAGTTATCTTTGCGTTATTCGATCCAACAACAAATTCATTAACTAACGTAATGACGAATCCCTTTTTTGTTCCAAAATCCGCAATAAATTATGATTACATATTTACTATGTTCTGGGAAAATGCATGGCAGATGTGTACTAAGAGAGTAACAATACAGAATACGTGTATTATAGGAAATGATCAGAATAAATCTGCGGCGTTTAAGGCAAATACCGGTATTACAACCAGTCCACAGTATTTTGTACTCAGACGTGTATACGGAGTTTAAAGGAGATATATTATGGCTTTAAAGAAAAAAGTAACAGCAAAGAATGGTATTGTCACTGAGTACCATAGAATAGCAATGATTTCAGTGGAAGTTAATCAGCAGAATACTATTTTATTATATTCGTATTTATCTGAAGATGGTCGTCAGATTGAGAAAGATTATGCTGAAGGAAAGTATAAGGATATCGATTCTGGATTGATTTCATTCCCATATTATGATGCACAGTATCTTCACCCCGATTACGACGGTACCATGACCATCGTAAAAGCTTATGAATATCTTAAAACCCTTCCGGAGTTCGAAGGGGCTGAAGATGTATAACTAACGAATCAAAAGCTTAATGGCTTTATAATTTTGTTGAACTAAAAAATATCCCCAATATTGTGTTACGACGACAAAATATAGAGCTATTGAGATTTGATAATAAACTACATAGGAGGTACATAGCGTGGAACCCTGGATACAGACAACCATCACTATTATGTGTACATTGCTTGCTTCATCTGGATTCTGGGCTTATATCCAAAAAAGAGGAGACGCCAGTAATGCTGAAAAAAGACTTCTTATTGGATTAGCTCATGATCGAATCATTTGGCTAGGAATGCAATATATTGAAAGAGGATGGATTTCTCAAGATGAGTACGAGAATCTTCATGATTATTTATTCATTCCTTATTCAGAAGCAGGTGGCAATGGATCAGCTGCGAAAGTGATGAAAGATGTTGACAATTTACCGGTTCATAAGACCGGATACAAATCAAAGGAGAGATGACTTATGTTGATTTCAAACAAGACCTATGATATTCTTAAATGGATTGCACAGATCCTTCTTCCGGCATTTGGAACATTATATGCTGCACTCGTTCCGATGTGGGGATTACCGTATGGTGATCAGGTTGTTGGAACTATTCTTGCAGTAGATACTTTCCTTGGTGCTTTACTTGGAATTAGCTCTAAGAAGTATAACGCAGCAACTGGCAGTGAAGAGAATTAG